TAAAGGGGGTATATAATAAAAAAAGAGGAAAATCATCACTGAAATTCCTCTTTTTCTTGGGTGACTGAAGGGACTCGAACCCTCGACATTCAGAACCACAATCTAAGGAACTGTATTGGGTATTATGTTGATAATCATTTTGTTGTTTTATGTTTTGTTCTTGTTTAGGTAAACAATGGGTAAACAATTTATAAAATCATCACATTGTTGGTTTAGACCCGCTGCTGATTTTCGGAGATGGGTCGTGTTCCGCTTCTTGTCTCCGTTTCTCGTCCTCGTCTTTAAGGTACTTGTTCCTTATCTCTTTGATGTCATTCGTCATTCTCCATACCTTGAAGAAGAGGATGATTTGCAGTACTCCGAATATTAGGAGTATGATGGTTAGAAAGTCAATCATAATCTTATGTGTCTAATTTGTTATTTTAGCCATTTTGCAACTCCACCATGATGTGAACATGTTCCTCTACGGCTTTTGCTAAAACTATATGTTCCATCTCTACATAAAGCTGTTGCTCCAGGAGGCGCGGAATTATAATAAGTTGGAGATTGTACTCGTTCTCCCTTTGAATTTGTATAATATTTAATAGATGTACTGTTATTGTATGTAGTAGTACATTCTATTTTTTCTTTTGAAAGGTATTTAGTCGAAACATATCCTATGTATCCATTATAGTTTACTGGAATCCATTTACATTCACAGTCTTCATCTATGGTAACTTGAGTGCCTTTAGGTATTTGAGTAATAATAGCAGAGGTCGTATTAGGAGCCTCTCTCAAATTTAGATTTACCATAACATATCTTATGGTATCTTGCTGAATGGAAAGTTGAGCATTTAACAAGCAAGAAAATAAAAAAGAAAAAAATAGTATTATTCCTCTTTTCATAATCTTAGATATTTAGTTTGTCCTTTAATTCATTGTTGATTTGGATTTTTCTAATAGCTTTTTAGCCTTTTCTAATCTTGTAATATATTCCATTACGTCATATTGGACGAAAGTCCATTTTCCGTCTTCATATCTAATGCTTTCATTGGTTTCAAGTGCTTGCATCACTTGATTGTATAATGATGAATCTTCTTCAATTATTCTTCCAGCTCTACGTTCATTTTCTTTCATAAATACACTTATGGCTATCTTAATGATTCTGATTTCATTATCATAATCTCTCTTTTTCCGATAGAGAATCATTAGTCTATCATACGGATGTGTTGCTGGAAGTTGTGGTATGATAGCTTTTTCATATACAGCTATAGCTTCATTTATCATACCTTCCTTTTCTAAATCTATGCCCAATTTAATTAATCTTGAACTTTCATTCTGTATTTCTCGTTGAGACGCTTCTTCAAATTCTTCTTCCTGTTTTTGTTGAAGTCTTTCAAAACAAGATTTTTCCAAATGGTTTAGTTTATATTCAAGTTCATTTTCGTCTTTACATAAAACCTCTCTCGCTTTAATTCCACTTGTTTTTCCTACAATACCAGCGCATTCGAGTTGGTCCATAATACGCCCTGCTCTATTATAACCTATAGCGAATTTACGTTGAACTAACGAAGTGGAACCTTGTTGGTGGATAACAACTAATCGAGCCGCATTTTCAAATAGAGGGTCAAGTCTCGTTATGTCAGCCTTTTCTACGGAGAGGTACTCTGTTTTTTCTTCCTCTGTTATAGATTCCTCTTCTTTATCTACTGTGTCTATAATTGCCCTATCTATAGATATTTCCGCATCTTTGGTATTGTTATCGTTGTCAATTTCATTATTTCTTTGAATCGTTCCCTTCTTTTCAACTGATGATAGATGCAACGCGAATCCTATTATGATAAGAAGTATAGATATAGAGAAATGTACACCGCAAATCGGCAATATTATTGCGAGCACGTAACATATTGCCGAGAAAAGACATCCTGTATAATTTTTAATCTCATATCTCGAATCAGTGTCATCTGATTGCATTCTATTATTAGATATGCCATTACTGCTTACTTTTGTTCTTGAGTAAATCCCGGTTCCCGGTATTCCTGTCGTTATATAAGTACCACGCTTTCCAAAGTTTACTTTTGCTCCACGCGGACCAACTGACCAGCTTGTACCGGATTTGCTAATGTTCATGTGAAGCCCGGGAAGTATCTTAATTCTTTTTCTAAAATATAGTGCCATGAGTATATATTTTATTTATGTCATGTATCTTGGTTGAATTTTCATAGCATTATCAATGAATTACATTTGCGTTCTTGCTAACTTCCCAACAACTTTATATAGGTAAAGAATATCGCTGTCTATATCAATTTCCATATCGGGATATTTTCTTTTCCCATCAGGATTGGTCGCATTATTATAGGAGGATAATATTGTTCTTTTCCGTTCGTAATCAATATGAATCATTTTAAGAAGCCTATCCTCTTTAGTTATAATCACATACGGCTGACCGTTGTCTATATTGTGCTTGTCTTTTATTTCACGAACAAATATAGTGTCTCCCGACATATACATATCGTACATAGAATCACCATATACTGTTATCCCATAACATCCGGCAAATTCGGGTATGTTGACGTATCCTATTATTTCATTTTCATCGCCATCAAACCCTATCCCTTGCCCTGCACATACACGTATATCGAGGATTTTAATATCTTTGTTAGTGGTTGGAATAGATGTGATAGTTGGAGTTGTAGGCATATTAGGGCTAACTCCATCTGTATCTTCATCTTCAATAATAGCATTTCCTCTTCCTGTAAGGATGTAATTAGCATTTACATTCTTGTATGTATTAAGAAATGGCATAAGTATTTTTGTGGACACCTCACTTGTTTCTCCATTTCTTAATTTCACCATCATATTTTTGGTAATTCCTTCTATGTCCGTATAAACTCTATAATCGGTCAAATTTAGAATTTCCATGACCTCATAAAATCTCTCTTTTACAGAATTTCCCATAAACTATACTGCTTTTATTTGGTAATATCTAAAAAGATACTATCTTCGCATTAAAATCAAGTTGCGGATGATTTTGATTAAATTGTTTAACTGTTCCCATAAGGGACTATATAGGCGACTAAACTTCAAACCGCAACTTTGGAGTTGGTCGCTTTCGCTTTTCGATATGAGCCTGTTATCTGTTTTAAAGAATCGCATAGCCCAAAGAAAGAGAAAGAAAATGCTTTCCATTGTTCTGAATAGCAACCTTGTCGGAAGTAGCACGGAATCCGAAACCGTAATACGCATCACGGAAGAACTATTTGAATACATCAGAACCGGCAGATTCTATCGTAATGCCCTTCCTAACGGTTATCTCCATCAGGGAGTACGACCAAAACACTGAAATTCACTCGATTTTCCTTGATATTTCTATATTCTCCTTCTATCTTCCCTATGTCCATTACCCCTATACTTACCTTTCCATCGGCTGCATAGGACTGCTGCAATGACAAAGAGAAATCAATACGCTGTACGGATGTTACCTCGTCATTATCTTTGCTCATTATGGCTTTTGGCGAAACGACCCCAAAACTGGTAGGGTTAATCACTGCGCCGTTTTCTATTGCAAAGTCTTGGGCGTCCTTCACTCCCTCGATTATTTCTTTGAGCGTCTCGCTTACAAAGTCTTTTAAATCCATAGCTCTATATTATAATAAGGTATAAACGACCCTAATAGTTAAATAATGTTGCTTGTTATCTAAAAAGATACTATTGTGCTTGTTGGTATCTAAAAAGATAGTATATTTGCATCACGATAACGATACAAAGATACGCAACTTACAAATAAGGTGCAATAGTATAAACATATTAAATCACACGATTATGAGCACGAAGATTTTTTTACACGAAGTTATGAGTCTTGCATGGCAGTTCGTTCGCAAGAACGGTTTCACGATGTCAGAAGCATTAAAGTGCGCTTGGGCTAACATGAAATTGAAATTGCAGATGAAAAGCAAGATTGTGAAATTCTACTTTCAAAAGGTGGATGGTTCTGTAAGAGAAGCCTACGGTACACTAAATGAAAAGCTGATGCCTACCATCACTGGTACTGACAACAGAAAGAAGAACGATACAGTCCAGACCTATTTCGACACAGAACGCCAAGAGTTCAGATGCTACAAGAAAGCTAACCTTTTAAAAATTGCCTGATATGAGAAACTATAGAGTATGTGATAGTATAGAAGCTTATGCCTTTGAAAAGGCTTTAGATAAGGCTTGTGAAGAACTTGAAGAGGTGGATAAAATGTCTGATGCAGAGGCATGCGTTTTCTGCAACACCGATACGAAAGAAGAAGCCTTAGAGGTTATTCAAGAAGAGATTGATTATATAGAGTTTCAACTTGATAGAATGGCAGTATGATAGAGGCATTGATAGTATTAGGCTGCTTGTATGCAAGCTACTGGCTTTTCAGAAAGCCGGGCGAGAAGTTCTTTTATGATGATTAATCACACGATTATATCACGCCCTATTGACGGATTGAACGGCAACTGATAGCGAGAATCGGGTAGGGCACTATTGATTAGTTCTTTGACATATTGGTACGATAAAAAGATATATTTCTGCGAAGGCACGTAAGCGAAGCCAGTGATGGTGGATAGTGGTGGGTGCAAGTGGAACGGAATTGACACCGATAGCGACCGAGGATAAGCCGATGACGGGCGAATGGTTGCAAATGTCTGATAGTGGTAAAGCCACAAAGTTGAAACGAACTTTCTTTCAGCACCGAAAATCATCTTTACGGTGTCAAGTATGCGGGGCAGGTGTCCGTATCGCTGAAAGGTCTAAATATAAGCCCTTCACGTCTCGATACGTGGTAGAATCCGTAGAAGGTATCGGGGGCGCAACAACCACAGAAAAGGTCAGTGCTATACCGTACTAAAAGCCGTGAGGGATGCTGAGTACAAGCTACCCCTTTACCCTTGTACGGGTGGTTAAAATTGTTTTGTCGTGTTTTATTTTGTGTTTGTACTGGGTGTACCGTCTGTGAAGATAGCGCACCTTTTTCCGGTGATATGGCGGAATAGGAAACGCGTTGCTCGGCAATAAACTTAGCAATTTATGCAGGTTCAAATCCTGCTATCACCACTATTTTTTTCAAAATTAAAGCGTATGATAAAGGAAATTAAAGTAGATGAGAACTATCAGACAACTAAGTTATTTGATAGTATAAAGGTTGGGGATATATATCGAATCCCCTTTGAAGACTCTCGGCACACTGGGATAAAAATGGAAGCTGCCCGAAGAAACAAAGAAGCACGGCTCACGAAGAAGCTGAAAGGAAAACTTGACATTATGTATAGGGTATCAAAAACAGATTGCCCAGGTTTTTCTTCGCTTATACGACTGAAATAATCATTAGTTCACACGATTATGGAACGGGTATTTACAGAACTCACCCCTGAATGCGAGGTTACAGCACGGATGTATGCGCAAGGGTATGAGAAAAAGGAAATTGCCAATATCAAATGTCGGGCGGTTAGCACAATTAACAACCAGTTGCAAAAGGCTTTTGATATATTGCATGTACGGAATGGGAGAGAGCTTGCTACCATGCTTTACGAACGGATAGCCGGTGTGAAACTTACAATGGATTTTTCACCAACAGTTCGTATGTCTGTAGCTTATAGTTTGCTATGTATATTTTCTCTATCGCTTTATCACGAACAGAGCGAAATGAGAAGAGGAAGAGAATTAAGAGTAGAACGGATTGAAATAATAAGGAGGGCGGAATGAATATAGAAGAAATCCAATCCATTATGATAGACAGTTATCAGGTTGGTTATATGGAGGCGGTCAAGGCATATGAGCCGGCACAAGACCTTATCCGATTGAGGGATGTAAAGAAATGGCTAAGGATGATGCGAATAGACTGGAAGCGGTTCAATGTACTTGTGAATAAAGAACTGATAAAGCCTATCAGAAAAGGAGAAAGCCGAAATTCCCCCCTTTATTATTCAAAAACAGAAATCAAACAAGCCTTGTCGCTGGCGAATGTCAGCGGAATAATGGCGAGAGATACAATTGGATTAACCTTTTAAATATTTACGATTATGAGTAATGAGAAAGATTTAGTATTAAGAGATTCTGCATTTGAAATCCAAACAGCGGATTTAAGTAAGAATGAACTTCCTTCTTTGGAAGATGCGCAGGAGTTACCAATAGATTTGTGTGGCAATTATTGGACGCCTGAACATGCCGGTGAGTTTAAGAAAATGTTTTTTGTGGAAATCAAACCGCAAAAGGTCTTGAGTGCAACTAATCCGGATGAATTGATTGATTTAGATTGTGCTACATTTCTTGAAAAGACAGCAAACGGTACTGTTCAGACAGTGACAAACGGTTCCCGTAGGTTGGTAGGTATTCTGGAACAATATTTAGAAAATGGTTCTCTCAAAAGTGGTATGCCTCTTAAAATTACCTACATGGGTAAGAAAAAGAATAAGACCAATAATTTTCAATCTGACAATTGGTCCGTAAGACCTCTTCGTCTTAATCTGCCTGTTGCCGGATGATGGAGGATTTTAATATTGATGATTTTTCAGAGGGGGAAGAACTTAACCCCTCTGCCTATAATCCAGAAGATTATCCTACTAAAGAAACAGTTTTGGATTTTATCGCCTTGAATTGTAATAAACCGCCTGTTAATATTGACCTGATAGAATTGAGTATTAATGGAAGCGTAAAACGTGACCCTATGGAAATGTATCTTCAAAGTAAGTGTATTTCTTCCTCTAATTTGAAAAATGCTCTTAAAACACCGCGCTCTTTCTATTATGATTGGGAACGGGTTTTTGAGGAGAAAGAGAAGCCTCACTTTCAATTAGGAACCTTTGCCCACATGGCATTTCTGGAACCACGTCTATTTGAACTTGTAAAAGTAGAGCCTAATTGTAATCAGGCGTCCAAAGAAGGGGTGTTAGCTATGATTCGGTATTATAATGAACTATTGGCGAAAGAAGCAGGCTATGTGAAAGAGGTTGAAGATGATATTCCTTCCGTTAATTGGAATTTCAATGTTTTAAAAGAATACCGGGATAGATTGAGACAAACCTGCATTGATTTGGGGTATTCTTTCATCAGCGAAGAAATGAGCATGATTATTAATGCTCTGAAAAGGAACTACTACTGGTATGGTGGTGGTATCATACAGCAGCTTTTAAAAGGTGCTTGTTCGGAAGTTTCTTTTTATGGACGAGACAAGGAAACCCAACTTGATGTAAGGGTTCGACCGGATTATTTCAATATAGAAGAGAATATCGGTGTGAATGCCGTAATCTCTTTTAAGACCACACGTGCCGATGACCTTGGTAAGTTCTACTATGATTGTGCCAAACTCAAGTACGAGCTCTCAGAAGGTATGTATCAGGAAGTAATGAGCAGTATTACCGGGCGAAAATTCAATGTAACTATAATGATTATGTTGCAGACGGTAGAGCCTTATGATGTAGCCGTTCTCTTCTGGTCTCCCGATGATTTGGCAAATGGAAAATATAAGTATCACTACGCTCTTTCGATTGTTAAAGATTGCTTTGAAAAGAAATGGTTTCCCGGCTATGATGCCAAGGCAGAAGAAGGTGCCCGTGGTATTATCGACATGCAGCTTCCTGAATGGAGCCATAAACTGCTTCATCCGGTGGCCATTGATGATTTTGAATGAATGGAACTGTGCAAAACCGATATTCAAACGATAGAGCGTCTTCTTAGGCAATGTTCTGAAAGAATAGAGAAGTATGCGCCTAAGACTTCCCCCGCTCAAGATTTATGCAGGCGTTGCAAGAAAATGATTAAACGAATAAACAATAAGAAATGACAGATTTAAAAGATTATTTGCCGGATGAAATAATATTCAAATTACCGACAACAGTAAAATTCCCCGAAGTGATTTTTCCTGATTGCATTTGCATGGATGATGTGAAGAAAAAACTTTCGGAACATTTTGTAACCATCCAAGAAAAGGATGTAATTGCTAACCGGGTGATGGATGAGTATGAAATATCCATTATTCGTGCCAATTATGGTGAAATAGCCGAGGAACAAATACCGGAACTTGAAAGCCAGTTTGAAAGTCTGAAGGCAAAATTCAATGCAGAGAAGAAAGATTTTGAAGCAAAGATTTCGGCTTTAAACACCCAATTCAAAGACTTGGTTAATTTGGCTAAAAAAGGTCTCAAGGATTATCCTTTGAAGATGATTGATACCTTCCGCATTCCAGTAATGGGGTATTATTTGTATTATTCATGGGTGAATGAAGCTTTTCGTTTGGCTTTGGTGCAGGAGATTCCTAAACATGAGTATAATGACCTGTTCAATTCGGGTGAAATGAACCAGGAAGCATTTAAATCCCTTGGGTATGAATTACCGGATATTGAAGTTAAGGATACCCGTAAGAATCTTCGCAAATTTGGTAAAGGCGAGGAAGTTGTAGAGGTTTGGGAAGAGGAAGGGCAGGATGTATGGTTAGAACATTGGATTGAGGATTTCCTTGATGAAAATAACGGTGAGATAATTCCTATACAACGCCATGAGTGGCACAGAGTTTCGATTGAAGAAAGTCCATGGAGAAAGGAGGAGAACTATGACGAGACTGAAGTACAAGAAAGGAAGGCCGTCGAAGTATCAGACGAGTTTGAAGAATAACCCCTATTGGGAAGAAGTAAAACGTAAGGTTCGTGTTCGTGACGGACACTGTTGCCGGATGTGTGGCAAGACCTATAATCTGGAGATTCATCATAAAACCTACCAGATAGGCGGTATGTCTATTGTCGGACATGAATTGGAACATTTGGATTGTTTGGTAACTCTTTGTGAAGAGTGCCATGCGAAGGTTCATGAAAGATAACTTTGTTAACCTGCCTGCCCGGTCTGTGAAGATATGGCGGGTAAATGAGGGAATGTAGCTCAGCGGATAGAGCGCCGTGTGTGGTGGAAGGTTGAGAGTTCGAGTCTCTCAAGATATACTCTTAGCTTAACGGGAGAGCACCACAAACGGTAGTCGGTGGTTCGAATCCACCTGTTCCCACAAACTTGTGTTGGAAAGGGGACATGAAAGTGTTCGGTTGCAAATGGTTATTTCTGTAATGCGCATGCGAATAGTGTCCCCGATGCTATCAAGTGAGCAGTGCTACTGAACCGCATGAGAATTATATGCAATATCCCGTAGAATGCGCTTCGAGGCTTTTAATTCTAAATCAACAACTTGTCATTATATGAATGCAAAACAATTTTATGATGAGGTCGTAAAACTTCGTCGTTTGCAAAAGAAATATTTTTGTATTCGTTCCTCTGGTACTTTACGTTCCAGAAAAAACAAGAAAAACTTATTGATAGTGAAATAGACCGTATTGAAAGATTGATTCAAAAACACCATAATACTAATTTATTTGACCATGAGACAGATAAGCAGGAGACAAGCACAGTTGAATAGAGAGGTTGCTGCAATAAAGAAGAACTTACCTCCATGTTGTGCAATTTGTGGTAGACCGATGTCGGACGCTGCACATCTTGTTCCTAAGAGTATGTACCCAGAACACTATACCAATCCCTTAAATATCGTTGGATTATGCAGGGAATGTCATAATAAGTATGATAATAATTTAGCCTTCAGACAAAGACAGAAACGTCTTATTGAGCGTGTGAAGTCTTTTGATGAATGTGCGGCAAACAGATATTTTCATTTATGAACAGCTATCAATTGATTTCCAAACTCCGTAAGGTTCGGGGTGACACTTATCTTTCTACAGCTTCTCAGGCTCTTTATCACGAACTTGTTGCTATCTGTAATGATATGAAGTGGAAAGAAGTGTTTTTCATCCGTAGTAGCCTGCTTTGTGCTAATTTGGATATATCTGATAATACTTTGCGTAAATCAAGGGAAAGTCTTGCTGACGCTCAGCTCATATACTATAAAACCAGCAAGGATAGACGTATAGGATGCTATTATTCATTTGTCAAAAGCATAGATGATGATGTTATATCGTCCTCAATATCTCCCGCAATATCATCCTCAAAAAATGCGGATGAAACTTCGGATGATATTGCGGGTGAAAACGTTAGTAGTAATATAGACACCTCCTCAATATCATCTTCAACATCATCCGCAAAATTTGCAGATGATAAAATAACATCATTCGCAATATCATCCGTAAATTTTGCGGATGAAAGTCAAATTCCACATATTATAGATAATATAAACATAAAACAAGAGGATAGTCTCGCGCATACGCACGAGAGCTCCCCACTTCCAAAGAAAAAATCCCGAAAGGAGATAAAGGATGAAAAACCTCTGGTCTATCCGTTTTCTTCAATAGCATTCATGTCCGCTTGGGAAACGCTTCGTCAGACACCGAAATGGAAAAAGAAACTTAATTACGCTTTGCAACTTTCACTTGATAAACTTTCCAAATTTGAAGAAGAATTTGCTATTAGGCAAGTTGAGAGAGCGATAGAATCTGGTTGGACAGGTGTGGTGTTTACTGGAACGGAGAGAGATTATCAAGAATGGCTAAATTTAAAATACAATGGAAGCAATCGGAAAACAGATGCAAAGCCGGACGAAAGCTCCGCCGGCATTCAATCAATTGTCTTCGGTAAATAAGGTTAATCAGAAGCAATGGAGTAGGGAACAGGCTGACATATATTGGCGTAATCAACTCGTTGCATCTATGAAAACAATCTCGCCAGTCTTTATGGTTGATGATAGTAATCGCCAATTATTGAAAGCCCTTTATCAATGGGTTTGGGGGATTCCCGGAGTATTGGATGTAAGAAAGGGATTATTATTACACGGCTCTATCGGAGTGGGCAAGTCCACTTTGCTGAAAGGGCTACAGAACTATGCGGCAAAAATTGCCCGTTATTGTATTGGCGGCGCGGATGCTGGATTGACCTTTCAGTTTACCAGTGCTGCCGAGATTGCCTTACAGTTTGCCGAGAAAGGTATTATCGGGTTGAACCTATACACAGATAGGTCATGTATGCACAATCTTGCCATTGACGAAGTAGGACGGGAGCCTATGGATGCCAAACACTTTGGTACGGGCATAAATGCCATTCAGACCGTTTTACAACTTCGTTATGAGCAGCGATATAATTTCTATACCCACATGACTACCAATCTTGACCCGGACAAGGAGTTCTCTCAACGGTATGGAGCCTATATAGCCGACCGGGTGAAAGAGATGTTTAATGTGATAAAAATCGAGGGGGAAAGCCGAAGATGAAAGATATAAAACTGATAGCGACTATTCTGTCAATCCTGACAGCGTATGCCGCTTTTTATTTTGTCTGCTACTGGATAGCGGACTATTGTTTAAGGACTTACTTGTAACTGATGAAAAAAGATACACGATTATGAAACCAAGAAAACAACTAATTGACGCCGCCATAGCCAATGGTAGCATTGACAGAATGAACATGTTGCTATCCGCTGCACACCTGCTGAACTATGAAGCCAATAACTTAGTAGAGGAAGCGAGTGATTTAATGGTTAAAAACGGTCTTCTGCTTGGAAACTTGAAGAAGCTGCACAACGACTTTGTTAGAGTTGCCGACAAGTATTTCAAAGAATTTGCCACCCTCGTAACCACCGATACCGCCAAGATGGATATGTTCTCTGACCTTGACGGATTCGACAGTGCTTTCAGAGAATGGGCGAAAGTACCTAATGACTGGAAACCGAAGGAGGTGAAAAAATGAATACTGATAAATACAAGGTTGGTAATTCTAACTCAATATTTAGGACTCTTGGAGCAAGCAACCACACGGATAAGGACCGCCAAAATGAAGATTTCTATGCTACAGATCCGATAGCGGCAGAACTTCTGTTAAAAGAAGAAAAGTTCTCTCATAATATATGGGAATGCGCCTGTGGGCAGAAGCATTTGTCAGGCGTATTCGAGAAACACGGGTATAATGTCCGCAGTTCCGACCTGGTAGACCGATGCGGAAATGAGGTTTTCGACTTCCTTTCAATCGAGAACCAGTCTTGGAACGGTGATATAGTTACCAACCCGCCTTACAGGTATGCTCTTGAATTTGTGTACAAGGCTCTAAGCGTCATACCGGAAGGGAACAAGGTTGCCATGTTCCTGAAAGTTCAGTTCATGGAGGGTAAGGAACGCAAGGCGCTATTCACCCGTTTTCCTCCCAAAAACATCTATGTGTCGAGCAGCCGCATCCTTTGCGCAAAGAACGCTGAGTTTGAGAAAATGAGAGCTGGCGGCGGGAGCGCGGTGGCATACGCATGGTATGTATGGGAAAAAGGATTTAAAGGTAATACCATAGTTAAATGGATGAATTAATGGTAGCAAGTGAAATGAAACCTATTTATAACCTTATATCCCTCCTCATGGACTGGCTTTCGGTAGAGGTCGGAGTGGATGAAGAGTGGTTCTGAACAAAGACATCATGGTGCAAGATGTGTGTTTCGGAAGACAATCGGGAACGGAATAAAAGGAAGAAATCGAATTAAAAATAATCTATATGATAATAGCATGGTTTTCTTGCGGTGTAACATCCGCAGTAGCTTGTAAGATAGCACTAAGTCTGTATGATAATGTGCAGATTTACTATATCGAAACAGGTCCCGGGCATCCTGATAACACCCGGTTCCTATCTGATTGTGAAAGATGGTATAATCGCCCGATACATACTATCAGAAGCGATAAGTATCTCAACGTAGAGGATGTGTTGGCTAAGAAAAGATTTATTAATGGTCCTACTGGCGCAGCTTGTACATTTGAACTAAAGAAACAAGTCCGTTACAAGCTGGAAAAAGAGTTGGGAAATTGGGACGGTCAAGTCTGGGGATTTGATTTTGACCCGAAAGAGATTAACCGTGCCATTCGCCTAAAGCAACAATATCCGGATACAAAGCCGTTATTCCCGCTTATTGAAAGGCAGATAACCAAAAAGGATGCAATGGGTATGCTATGGAAAGCTGGCATTGAAATCCCTGCCATGTACAAGATGGGTTACAATAACAACAACTGCATCGGTTGTGTGAAAGGTGGTATGGGCTATTGGAATAAGATACGGAAAGACTTCCCGGAGGTATTCAACCGAATGGCAGTAATTGAACGAGAAGTGGGTGCAACGTGTCTGAAAGACAAATCGGGGAAAATATTTCTTGATGAGCTTTCTCCTAACCGTGGAGAAATACCAGAAGAAATCATGCCTGATTGTTCTCTTATTTGCCAAATAGAATTCCAAGGAATAATAGACAGGCAGGTAGAGCGAGTTTTGAAAGGAGAAATTCACATTAATGACGTAACATGAAGAAAAGAATAGAAAAAGAGATGCAGAAATACCAGCATAGATACAAATTGCATCAGTATTTGAAGTATGCCCGCCAATGGTGTTTCGCTCTGGCATATAAGGGTAAACTATACACGTTGTTAGACGATGGTAGAATTGTAAAGGAGAACAGTTGGTTATGAAGCATTTAATTGATGCCATTATAAAGAAATGGTTCTGTTGCCACGAGTGGGAATACTTATTTGAGAGGAGAGTTGAAGTTGTTGATGATTGGGGTGATAGCGGTTGGTACACCGTCCGTCACTATTTCTGCAAGAAGTGTGGTAAATATAAGAAAATTAAAAGTCATTGATTATGAAAAAAATCGTTGAGAAAATATATGTCTATAAAGTCTTGCTACCCTATAAAAATTGGTATAGCATAATGACTGATAATGGAATGGTTAGAAACAACATTATAATTGTTGGTAAAAAGCGGTTATTGAAAGTTGCTTTAGCTTTAATTCTCATGGCTTTATTAAACAGAATGACTACTATAAAAATATTTAAATCCTCAAAAAATGAAGTATAAGGTTACATATACCCTGCAAAGAGAGGTTTCTGTAATTGTTGATATAAAAGACAAAGAACTTAACAGAGACTTTAAAAGACTTGGTGAAATCCACTCTAATTCAGATTTCAATTATCCGTTCGACCCTCGTTGGGAGATAGAGAAAAAAGGCTATGAAGAATTTTCTTGTGGTGAACATTATGAAGATGGAGAGGAAGGTATTGTCAACCGGTCTATTATAAGATTTAAGGACTAACAATAGAGATAATTCAAAACTGATTGGAAAGGAAATAAGTTATGAAACAGACAGTAGAAGAAGCAGCCTGCACTCATTGGAGTGAAAGTACATATAATAAAGATGCGGAGCTTGCCTATGATGAAAAAGACAGTATAGCTATCAAGGCATTGGCAAAATCGGTTGCATTACGGGCTTTTAAGAAAGGTGCAGACTGGCAGGCAAAGCAATCTCCGTGGATAAGCGTTGAGGAACGGTTGCCAGAAAATGAAGATAGAGTATTAGTGCTTTGTAAGATGAAGCGCTTTAACAGCTATTTTACGTTGTTAAATAACTATATAGATGGGGAATGGGAAACAAAAACATTGGCGTATTATGATACGATAGCTTGGATGCCCATCCCCTCTTTCGATGAGATACTCGAAGCCAACAAGGATGTACTGGAACGGATTAAAGAGAAAGGAGATTAAATATGAAGATATATGGAATAATTAGAACAGTCTGGAACGGAAATAGTTATTCTTCCAATCCAGACGAAGATATATTTCTTTATTTGAGTAAGGAAGAACGGGATAAGAACATGCCCAAATGCGTTAGTAATGCCGATATTGAATACAACACTTTTGAAACAGAAACGGAGGACTAAACTATGAAATCAAAACAAGTATTATCAGTCGAACAGATGAAACATTTGCAGGAGCTTGGGTTGGATACAAGCGATGGAAGCATGTGTTGGTGTTACGCTCTTTCTTATAAAAATGCAAAATGGGAACTTGAAATATATGAAGATGTAATTAATCAAAAACGAGATAGTGCATTTTGGGAAATAATTCCCACTTACACTTTGCAGGATATTCTCGATAAGCTTCCTCCAATAATTGACGAGGTTTATTGGCTTACATTAGAAGTTATGGATAGGCGAAAGAATGAATGGAAGATTAAATATGCTCGTATAAATGCAGAACATGAATGTGCAAGTTTTAGTTCAGAAAAACTTATTGACGCAGCCTACGAGATGCTGTGCTGGTGTATTAAAAACGGATATGTTGAAAAGGAGGGTAAATAATGAAAGCGAGAATAAAAGAGACTGGAGAGATTGTAGAGGTTGAAGGCTTATTCGACGTTGGGACTGCCTTAGTGAAAGGTAGGTATTTCAAAGTGTCAGAACTCGACTTCTTAGATAATTTTGAAACTATTGATTGGGAGCAAAGGCGTTATGAATTGGCAAAATCCGCTATGCAAGGGTATTGTATTGCTTTAGGAATAAACGATGACAGTGAAACTTATGATGATATTGCAATAGGCTCTTTGAGGGTAGCTGATGCACTAATAAAGAAATTGAAAGGGAAATAGCCATGAATATAGAAGAAGCAAAAAACAAGAAAGCGAAAGCCGAAATGGAGATAGCTCATATTTTGGAAAAGCTTGAAGCAGAAACGGGTTTAAAAGCCAATAATATATTTATTTATATACACAGAGAAGAGGAAAAATCTGCGTTAACTGCTTCCCCCATAGAGCATATAAAAACCAATATAATCTTAACGTTATAACTATGGAAATAAAGAACGGAATAATAATAGACGGAGTGCTGCATAAAGCGGTGCAATATAAAATTAACTGTAAAAGATGTTCACTGCTATCTATGTGTCAGAAGTTTAATGTTGTTTGTGCCATTATTGGTTGCGAAGCATTCGTTAATTGTGGCAAAGTGACAGATATTAAGATAGATAAGGAGGAATAACTATGGGATTTACAACACCGTGTTTTATACGCAAAAATACACCGGAGCTTCGAAAGAAGCTGGAAGAGTTGGGGTATTTCAACGACTCTCCTGAATGGACAAATAATTGTAGTATAATATGGGCTTATCAATATCCAATGAAAGGATTTGATACTCCTAATTATGTGATTGCGGATTCTTTTGACATCCTTTTTGACAAACATAGTGCTTTATGTGGGAAATTTATTGATTGCGGATTTAATGAGGAGTTTTTCTTAGCTATCGCTTCATTGAGAGATGATACAGATGATAATCAACTATTCACCAATGGTAAGGGCGATTGGGGTATATATCGGGATGGCTCTGATGGCAGTTTACCTGGAATGGATTTCTATGGGATGCCTAATGATTTTAACTTATTATATTATCATAAGGCTACCGTAAACGAACTGATTGAGCACTTTAAAGTATGAAGAAAATAATTATCCTTTTGGCAACAGTTGCACTATTCGGGTGCAACAACCCTGGAGAATACCCTATAGAACACCGTACAAGCGAGGGGGGCGTAACTTATCTCAATGATAGTATAGTGATTATCCGTACCCATAAAAAGGGGCTTGACAACTACGAAACGAAGATTATTAATTTGAAAAGACAATAGCCATGACCGAAGAACTTGTAACATTAGAGACAGCGAAGCTGCTGAAAGAGAAAGGATTTAATGAGCCATGTATGATTGCTATTAATATTGAAGATAGTAGACAATATGGTACCAATAGAACAAATAGCGAGTTACCAATAAAAGTATGTTCCCATCCTACTCAATCCGTTACACAAAAGTGGCTGCGTGAAACCAAGAAGCTACACGTTGAAGTATCCTATATGTATGGAGACTATTGGATATATGATATACTAACAATACCGAACCATGATTTAGTGGGATTATCCGACAGGCCTTTGGTGCATTATAAAAGCTACGAGGAAGCACTTGAAGCCGGAATACAAGAAACTTTAAAACTTATATGAGAATGGACCCTGTTGTAAATGATGCTTATAGACTTAGAAAACTTTTAGAAAAAGCAACGGGACTAAAAGTATATAAGTCGGAGCTAATAGCCAACTATTTTAATGGCTATCTAAGTATAGTACAAGAGTATAAAAACGAAACTAATCCGCATATTACAGTAGCCCAAGGTAGTTGGTCGATAGAAAATGGCGGAGAGTATAAAATTTCATTCTATACACCTACAATCGTTATTAAAGGCAAGAGGATGCTTAATACTCGTTTTGTAAAAGATGTAGCCTATAAGATAGTGGAAGCATTAAATGATGAATTTGGGGAAGATAATTGGAATACGTGCAATGAGGAGCAAAAGTGTTGGCTTCCCATGTCTCGAAACTCTTTCTATTTACAAATCCCAAATTTTGAGAAATATTAAAACTTATATGATTATGAAAGCAAACCTAATATTTTTTCTTGCGATATTCATCATATCAGCATTATTCATCGGGCATTTCCGACTGACATTCTCACCGTTCAGTGTATCCTTTCTCTATTGGCATAGGACTGTAGGAGTTATTCTTATCGTTGCAGGATGCTTGGTTTACAACATAGGTGAGCATATATCAGGCTACAAGAAAGGACTGAATGAAGGCATGGAGATTGTTTTGAAAGAGTTAAAAAAAAGATACAATGAAGAAGATAATGTTCAATGATAAATACAGTCTAACCCAGGCTGTATTGGATGGTCGGAAGACGCAGACAAGAAGAATCATTAAGTGTCCGAAAGCATATCAAGAAAATCCTGCTGGATGTTTTAGGATTACTGAATCAGATGATGTTAGCCCCCTTTTTGAGATTCTTGTATATGATAAGGACTGTAATGACTTTGTTCCAATGTTTATTCAGCCGAAGTACAAGGTTAGTGGAGTTTTTGCCATTGCACAATGTTATGAAAGTTTAGGGATGAATCCCGAAATTGCACTTAATGATAGGGACGGAATAGGATTTTATACTAAAACTAAATTCGCACCCGGTTGGAAAAATAAAATGTTTGTCCGCGCTGACCTCATGCCCTATCACATCCGTATTACCAACATCAAAATCGAAAGATTGCAAGACATCTCCGATAAAGATTGCTTGAAAGAAGGAATTTACAAAGGACAATGCGGAAGTGCAGATACACATTTTATGGATGCTTATTATTATAAAGGGGACATTCAGCCTTATTGCACCCCTCGTGAAGCCTTTGCCGCCCTCATAGATAAAGTCTCCGGCAAAGGGACGTGGGAGTCTAACCCTTATGTTTTCGTTTACGAATTTGAATTAGTTGATTAACCATGAATAGAAAAGAATACCAGGAACACTTCAAGCATTACAGCCCCTACAGTGGGCAATGCTACAAAAAGTCATTCATATCGAGTATGGCAAGTAATATGTATGTGAACATGCGGTGTGACGGGAAATGCCCCCGTATGAGTAATTACGACAAGAAAAACGGAATATTAACTGATAAAGAAAGAACAGATGAATCTAAATGAACTGCGCGACCGCGCCTATAAAACCGCTTGCAACCACGGTTTCCACGATGAAGAATTGAGTAACGAACATTGCCTTTGCCTTGTAATATCCGAGCTTATGGAAGCCGTGGAAGCGGATAGAAAGGGAAGATTAGGAAAGAAATGTAAATCACGTTTTGAAATGGACTATAATCGCTATCCTGCATTAGTGGAAGAAGAAAAGCGATTTAAGTGTTCCTTTGAAAAGAATGTAAAAGATACACTTCCCGATGAACTTGCCGATGCAGCTATACGCCTGCTTGATTTGTGCGGATTGCGTAAGATAGACATTGAGGACTTTACGGAAGAAATGCTGTACGAGGCAGAGGAAAGTTGCAATGATGAGACCTTTACAGAAAGTGTATACGCTATATCCACAATTCCCATCAGATATGAGTATGAATACGACTATCCATTAGGAGGGCAATTAAACAGCATGCTATTGGCTATTTTCGGGCTTGCTAAACATTTGGACATAGACCTTATATGGCATATCAATCAGAAGATGAGATACAATGAATTGAGAGAAAACAAACATGGAAAAAAGTATTAAACATTTCCCGTTACGTATAGACTGCCGTACAGTCATATATGTAACAAAAGATAAGCTTACCCCTGAATATGCAGAGAAGAAGCGAAAACTATTCAATTCTATTTCAGCGATTGAAAAGAAGGGTGGAGGATACCGGGTAACAGTTGATGTCGAAGAAGTAAGGGAACTTGTTGTCAGCGGTATGCGCCTGAAAGATATTGCAAAGAAATTGGGAGTGAGCAAAACTACTGTTGATAACTATATAAAGAAGTATGATTTGAGAAATGGAAAAAGATGAAACAGTTTGGACTGATGCGAAATGTGCAGCTCTTCGAGTTGAGTTCCTTACCAGTCGTGAGGAACTCTTTTTGTATGCAAAAGCCATCTATTCCGCTATGATATGGGGTAGGGAGGTGAACGAGCAAAATCGGATTATTCAGGAAAAGAATAACTCTGTAAAATAAAAAAAGGAGAACCAAGCGCACGACCACTCAATCCTCCCTCACACGATTATGATGCAAATATACTATTTACTTTTAAAATAATCGTGTTATGGAGCTGGATTTTAATAAAATCATTCGTCTTAAAAAGATTCGTATCGAGAAATCAGAACTTTCAGAGGAAGAAAATGCCTTGACCGCCCCGATTTTGAAAGACAAAAGCCTTATCCATGAAATCTACAAAATATTCGTTGAGTTGCTGAATGAGAGAGGATGTCCGCCGAATATTGACAGTGTGACCCAGCGGAAAAAATTTATCTTCATCATCTTGTATCTGTTTTCTCCAAGCTCGCTTGCTGGTGGAAAAATGACAGCAGGGGTACGTGAGGAGATGTCAAGGGTGCTTAGGGTTCAGTCCAAGAGCACAATTTCCGACAATTGTGCTGATGTCGTGTTTCTCTATCAAAATTATGGGGATTTCAGTGGGGATATAGAGTATCTTTACACCGAAATCGTAAATCAGTTAAGAATCAAAGGGCTAATCAATTAATGAGCCGGAGTTTAGTGCTCCGGCTTTATTTTATCTAAATGTGCTTTAATAGAATAGAACAGTTTTAAAATGAAGTCATAATTCGCCACTAATTGGCGACTTTCGTAATAGTATCTCCATTTAATAAAATGGTCTTTGTTCTCTGATAATGCTTTATTGAAAGATTCTAACTCGTAAGAGGTACATTGTATTATGCTTTCTCGCATTTGTGAGCTTAATTCGTTGAATAATTCGTTTAGATAATGTCCATGAGAATGTTTGTTTTCAAAGACAAGTAGAGCCTTTAACCCTATTTCGCAAGCAAGTGAACTTAGTATAACATTGCCAATATAAAAACTTGCAATAGGTGTATCTGTAGCTCCCTTTCCATGCCTTTTTATAATATCACAATATACATAAAAAGCATCTCTAACATTTTTAAATGATATGGTTATTTGCGGTTCATTCATTTGATTTCATTTTCTTTTTTCGTTCCAACTCCCCTTTTCTGATAATACAAATAGCATTTTCATAGGGTTCTTCCGTCTTTTGCCAGTAGTTAAGAAGTGACTGCCGGGCAATTCCAAGTTCTTGACTTGAAAATACATCATAGATGGCAGCAGGTGAAGCAAAGTACCTATGCTTACCAGTTGCTTTCATTTCTACGTGTATAACTCTTCTTTTATCTTCCTTTTCCATGATGCAAATATACTTATATAATTATTATATGTTACGTAAAATAATATATTTATAATTTATTAACTATATAAATAGTATTATTTGTTACATAATATACTATCTTTGCATCATCAGAAACAAAGTAATAACAATTAAAAGATATACGATTATGGCAACATCAGTAATTAAACAAAGAACAATAGAGAAATTCATCATGTCAGAGTTTGTACAAGGCAATTTGAACACAAAAGAACAAGTAAGCTGTATGCTTCTTCTGATTCAAAAGAAGCTGAATATGTCTGTAGAACAGGCTGGCAACTTTATGAGAAACGCAATAGGTATTAATGCTTAATATATACGATTATGAAAACAGATTTAGTTTTAGTTATCAGCCCTGAAGCCCCACTGATGAAGCAACTGGGCAAGGTATTGGGTAAGATGGTAACCCCTTATGACTTCTCTACTATAGAGAGGGGTGAAAAGTACATCACCATACAGCATGATGAAACTGGGCTTGTAGTGGCTTATACGAGTGAAGAACGGTTGAATGTGAAACATTAAATATAGATTGATTATGAACGAAGAACTTTTAAAATTAGCATACCAATCTCTCAAACGTCAATTTGATGACATTAGCAAAGATAGTTGGATATGGGCTGATTTCTTTGAAGATGAAAAAGTGGGATTTGATTACTTCAAAAAACAAATTGAACAGGACGAAGATTTCGCCTCCCTGCAAGACGAGACATATTACTTGGGCGAGGATTTAGATGAGCTGGCGTATGATATAGCTTATGAAATTGCTTCAAAGTTGAGAGAAAATGATTTTTTTCATCAATGCGGACAATGTATGTTAGAGAACTTATAGAATTGAATGATTATGGATAGAGGTAAAGAAATAGAATTGGCAGCTAATTCTATCATAGATGATTTGAACGGCTTAGAGGGGTTCGATAGAACTGATATGATAAATATGTTTGGCTCTGGCATTACTTGGGCAGAAGAACATCCAATAACAGACAGTAACGGTTGTAAATTCTGTAAAGGTGAATCGGTAACAGAATGGGGATGCTTAGGTCGTTCAAGAAAAGGACGTTTAAAGTATGGATATAAAGAAATCGTTGAACCTGTAGATTTTGGTAATACTTGCAGTCTAACAATCACTGGAACAACGCTTAATGTCGATTACAACGCATATTCAACCGATTCTTCTTTTTATGATGAAATAGCGATTAACTTTTGCCCGATGTGTGGCAGAAAACTGAATGAAGTAGAAAATAATGAAAATAAATAGCTTATGAACTCAATTAACGACGAAAGAGGTTGCAGCGTATGCCAACCCGGTAAAGAGAATTACACTACCTACACAACAAAGTTAGGCAGAAAGAGAGTGAGAATGTACCAGTACGATTACCGTACTGAAAGTGGTGAACTCTTTGCTTGTTGTGCGCCTACCTTAGAGGCGTGTAGAGAAAGACGGGATAAATGGTTGGACGCTAAAAATAAATCAGTATGTTGACAATAGAAATACCAAAATCAAATAGAAGAAAATCCGAGGAAGACGCACTTGTATCTTTCATCCTCTCGGAAATCAAAGAGAAAGGTGAATGTGTTTACTTTCATTATGGCGTAGGATGGGGAAATAACTGGCCTCATTGTTGGGCAAAAAATACTGGAAGTGACGCTAAGGACAGACACCAAATTTCGGAGTTGGCGCACGATAATGTCATAAGAGCATTTATAAACAAGGGCTATTCTGTCGAGTATAGAAGTGAAATAGCCGCCGGAAGATATGTGATTATCAGAGGATAGCTACAATGGAAATGAAAACGAAAACAAGTAAAGTCACGTTTCTACTCCGTTCCAAAAATCTGCAAAAAGCATTATCTATCTTTCCCACTTTTCATATTAACGTTCATCAAAGAAGAATGCAAGACTTTACAGGTTACCAGTGAAATACTTTCCTGTAATTCTTTATCTTACCAGCAATTCGGCATTGATATCAACAAAGGAATTATAACACACATAACAAAGTATTGACAAGCCGTGTCAGTACTTTGTTTTCCTCATTTTTCCCCTTAGCTCCCTTATTAAGTACCTTCGTTTCTGTAACGCAAAAAAAGCAATTATGGAAATTATTTACAGAAAACTAGAGGAACTGAAGAAACTGGAAAACAATCCAAGAACTATTTCGGATGAACAGCTAGACAAACTTAAAGAGTCAATCCGAAACAATCCGGATTATTTCGAAGCCCGACCGATCATCCTGTCAGACCGTACTGGCGAATTGATCATTATAGCCGGAAACCAAAGGTATGATGCCTGTATATCGCTAGGTATGCAACAAGTACCGACCGTTCTTATTCCCAACCTGACCGAGGAAAGGGAACGTGAGCTAATCATACGTGATAACGTTAACAACGGACAATGGGACATAACCAAGTTGTTTGACTGGGATTGTAACGAGTTGCTTAATTGGGGTATGGAAGGCATCAGCTTTCCTGATCCGACAGATTTTTCAGAAGATATAGAAGACAGTCATAATGTACTCAAGAACGCAAACTATGAAGCCGGAGCTCATATCAAATATTTGGTATTTGAGGGGTATAAGATTCCAGTCAGTGAAAGCGAACTGGAAGCACTGAAAGCACGGGCTTCTGAATATTTGGATGAGAACGGTGTAATGGTTGGTTTTGTTAATAATCTACTTAGCTTATGATGGAATACATAGACATATCAATATTGAACCCGGCAGAATATAACCCACGCCTGCTCACTAATGAAGCACAAGAAGATTTAAAAAAATCCATCAAGGAATTAGGCATTATCAAACCGATCATCATACGTCAATCGGATAAACGTATCATGGCAGGACACCAACGTACAAAGACAATGAAGCTGCTTGGGTATACCCATGTTCCAGCCTTTATTCTTGATGGTGTAAACTCCACCGATGAAGTAAGGTTCAACCAACTTCACAACTATGCGGAATGTGAGTTGTCGGAAATCCAACCAGAAATCAATGTAAGTCTTCCTAAAGGAACAGAAGGATTTTATACTGTATCCAACAAAGATATCTCCATTCTTTCCAAAGGAGGAAACAACTCACGTGTTGTTGACCTTACGAAAATGATTCTCCGTTACGGCCAGTTTGCAAATGCCGTATGTGACCATACCGGGAAAGTGATCATCTCAACAGTATATGCCAAAACGGTAAAACTATTAGGTATGGACCTACTTGTATATGTCCTTCCAGAAGGGAAAGAAGAAATCGCGCTCAAATACTTCTCTAAGGAATATGGAGTGTTCGAGTATTCCCATCTGGAACGAAAGACCTATATACAGTCTTTTGCCCAAAAGGCACGGCTACGGCAAAAGAACGGGGTTCCAAGCAAGCGTAGCCATTCAACGTTGTATGAAACGCAGGTTATACCATACATCACCAAGGATATGCGCATACTCGATTTCGGTGCCGGACAAAAGGATTACGCAACCATACTGAAGAAAAAAGGCTATCTCATTGACGCCATTGAATTCTTCCACCGCAAAGATGGAGCGGACATCATTGATGAAAAGGAAATCAGGCAAGACTGTGCTTCCATATGCAAGACCTTGTCGGACTACGGGCTGTACGATGTGGTTGTGTGCGATAGCGTGTTGAACTCTGTAAACTCAGAAGAGGATGAAAATAATGTCTTACTTTCGTTATCAGCATTATGCAAGCCCGGAGGAATGATATTCTGGTCTGGCATTCCGCTGCTGTTCGCCCAGAAATCATCTGAACGCAAGGAAACACACGACCATCGTTCTAAAGCCGTATTTCTTGACGCAAAGAACTTCACAGCCAACTTCCGTTTTGGTGAATGGTACTTCCAGCATTATCATTCCACAGCTGACATCGTCAGATTAAACACAGCTTACATCGGAAAGGATTTTAACATATTCGATAAAGGAATGAAGATAAGCCCAGAAAAAGAGTTAAGAGGTTCGTCATTTCAAGTAGCATCAACCAACGGAAGGAGCGCAAGTAAGAGTGATTATCTGAAAGCGTTGCAATATGAATTCACACTTCCTCTTCCCAATAATCGCAAATGGGATCTGGACAAAGAAATTATACCAATCTTTAAAACACTATAAACAATGGCAGCACCTAAAGGAAATCAGTTTTGGATGTTACGCAGCAAGCATGGCAGGGATAAACTCTTCGCCACGCCTGAAGCGTTATGGGAGGCGGCGTGCGAATATTTCCAATGGTGTGATGAAAACCCATGGACAACAAGAAAGGCTATACAACGTACCATGCCTGTTAGACGCAAAAAAGGTAAAAGAACAGAAACTGTTAATGAACAGCAAACACAACAAGAAGTTTCACCTACACAGCGCCCCTACTCTCTCACCGGATTATGTATCTATCTAGGTACTTCATCACGTTGGTGGAGTAGCTTCAGAAGTGAATGCATGAAAAAAAATGATGAAGATTTTTTGCACGTCATCGCGCGGGTGGAAGAAACCATCGAGACTCAACAATTTGAAGGAGCCTGTGTTGGCGCTTTCAATGCAAACATTATAGCCCGAAAGCTAGGGTTGTCCGACAAACAGGAAGTGGATCATACAACACAAGGCAAACCCTTCAACGGATTTGACTTTCTTCCCTATACTCCCGAAGCTGACAAATTGAAGTGATATGGAGCAAAAGGTTAACTTAAAACAGCGATTGGCATACAATTTTCTTCGTGACAGCAAAACGAAATTTTTATTGTATGGTGGTGCCGGAGGTGGTGGTAAATCATGGCTAGGCTGTGAATGGCTGATGCAATGTGCCTACTATCTTCCCGGTACTCGCTGGTTTGTTGGCCGAAATAATTTGAAGGATAGCCGTGAGTCCGTTACCGTGACCTTCAATAAGGTAGCATCTTCTCACAGCTTCACGGCATACAAGACAACAAATGAAGGGATAGCCTTCGACAACGGAAGTGAAATCGTTTATATTGACTTGACGTATTATCCGGTGAAAGATTCGATGTATGAACGATTGGGGTCTAAGGAATATACAGGAGGATGGATAGAGGAAGCTGGTGAAGTGCACTACCTTGCCTTCGAAGTCTTGAAAACCCGTATCGGCCGCCACATGAACGATGTATACCATGTACCCGGAAAGATACTTATCACCTGCAACCCGAAGAAAAACTGGCTATACCGTGAATTCTACAAGCCCTGGAAAGAAGACAAATTACAAGCTCCTTATGCATTTATCCAAGCTTTGGTGCAGGATAATCCTTGGGCAACAGAAGACTACATCGAAAGTCTTCGAAACACAAAAGACCGGGTAACAAAGGAACGCCTATATTTCGGCAATTGGGAGTATGATAATGACCCGACTGCCCTGTGTAACTACGACGCTATCTGTGACTTGTTCACGAATGAGTTCATTGCTCCTGCAGGTGAATCTACCGGTTCTGCAGACCTTGCAATGAAGGGACGAGACAGATTTATCGCCGGTCATTGGAAAGGGAATGTGTGTTTTATCAAACTGGATCAGGAATACAGTACTGGAAAATCCATTGAAACAGACCTGAAGCGGATGATGATAGAATGCTCAATTCCTCGTAGTAAGATGATTGCGGACTCTGACGGATTGGGGAACTATCTTGAAAGCTATCTGAACGGTATCAAGGAGTTTCATGGAGGAGCACGACCTATTAATCCTGAATTTGACAATTTGAAATCAGAGTGTGCCTTCAAACTGGCTGAGATGATTAACAATCGATTGCTTCGTATCGTATGCACGGAAGCACAGCGAGAACGGATCATTGAAGAATTGTCAGTTCTCAAACAAGCACATATTGATGCAGACACACGGAAGAAAGGAATAATCAGCAAAGAAAAAATGAAAGAAATATTAGGTCATTCCACAGATTACCTTGATATGCTGATAATGGCAATGATATTCCGCATCAAACCAACACCCAAACGACCAAAAGCAAAAATAGGAAAGATATGACAGTAAAAGAATTTTTGACAATAAGCAGCATTGCCACCGAACCCGAGGTCATTAGAACCAAGTTGGATGAACTGAAAAAACCTTATCAACTAGGGCAGTATAAGACACCAGATACCCTAAACGACATAAATATGGGAGAACTGATGCAACTGCAATCCATCGAAACAGAACACGATATCTTGTTCGTTCCCTGTACTGTACTGATGGGGCTGAGTAAACGTTATATATCCCAACTTCCAGCTACCGATGTACTGGGATTCGTACAATGGGTGGCCAAAGAAGTTGAACGAATAAATAAACTATTCGCGTCGACTAATGTACCACCCACACCCGAAGAGAAGCAAGCAGGATCCGAATTGCTAAATTTTGGACCTTTCGGCATGATTGATTACTATGCGCAGCGCATGGGTATCACTGATCATGCAGAAGTAGACAGCGTGCCATGGGTCAGAGTATATAAATGTCTTGACATGGACGCCAAAAGAGTAAGATTCGAACGTAGATTAAGAAACATATTAAGTAAGAAGAAATGACGGTAGAGCAAAAAATTAAAAAGATAGTAGACTCCATGGAGGGTGTAAGTTACCTTTTTGACAACTGGCAAACAGCCAATATAAGACTGGACAAGATTAAATTGCCGGCAGTGCTTAATCTCCTTCCTGTAAGCGGAACTTTTAATCTAGGCAGACAGCAGTTAAGAGACTGCCCCAACTGTATGATGGCATTCATGGATAAAACCAAGTTCGATTTTGATGGCACAGAAAATGATGCAGTGATAGAAGGATGCAAGAATAAAGCCAAGGAATTCATATTGCTATTGAACAGGAGTGGGATGTTCAAAGAAATATCAGGAGATATCCCTTATTCTGTTTTCTATGACAAGCTGGATGTTAATGTAACCGGAATAGTTATCCAACTTAAGTTAGAAGAGATAATGGGTACTGTTATTTGCAACAAGAGCGTAAAAGAGATTGTATATGGCAGCAGAAACTAAAGCCGGAACCCTAAGGATAATAGGTGAAGAGCTGGAAGCGTTACGCAAGCGAATTATAGCCAACCATGAAGCAGCCGGACAAGTAGCCAGTGGAAGGACAAAGGGCAGTCTGAAAGTAGAAATGTCGGAGGACGGAGGCGTTTTGTGGGGCAGGCAGGCATTCGCGGTACTAGAAACCGGACGTGGACCAGGGAAAGTTCCGAAAGGATTTTACAAGATTATCCGCCAATGGGTGGAAGATAAGGGTATACAAGTAAAGAAGCCCGATTCCTTCGCCTACCTTGTCGCTAGAAAGATAGCCAAGGAAGGAACGGAACTATACCGAAACAGGAAACATGAGGAAATCTATTCCCGTGATCTAGAAAATACCGTGGACAATATAGCTAGCAGGGTATCGGCTATATATGAAACAGAAGTTGAACATATAAATCTGAATTTCGACAATGAGAACACATACGATAGATAATACAACAATTGAATATCCTGACCAAATAGGATTCTGCTTTAATCCTGTGATAATAAATATCCTTGGCGGAAACTATCAATCTGTTACTGCAACGGTAACGGACACCACCACAGCCACATCAGACAGAGAGAACAGAGCGACGTTCGGTGGTTCCTGCTTCTTTGACCTATCATTCTATACGCAGAGCTATTTTGACGAATACAGAGAAGTCGATTACAAGTCAACTCACGCCGAAGATAGTAAGTTAGGACGTCTGTTTAGCATAGAGCTTGATATGTATAACGAATCAGGAACACTTGAAAACAGCTTCCAGTTCAACGTATTCATATTGTGGGGAGCCAGTAAGGTTGGAGAGCAGTATAATGGAAGCCGAGTGCTGACATGGTTCAAAAACTACCCATTCTCTGTAGGCTTATACTCTGCAACATCAGGGAATGTAAAAGTAACTATAGATGGTTCCGAAAGCTCCCCTATCGCATTATCAGGACAAAATGCATGGAATATCATTCTTGCTGGAATAGATGCTTCAGACAAGGTGGAATTTTATCTACCTGGAAGTAATACGGCAGCATCTGTTTTTGACCACACCTTTGATTTCACCTTCCGAGGGCTGCTCAATATGGCCACAAAGATCACTTGTAAGGTTGACAATTCAGACTGTGGAATATACTTGAGATGGATCAACCGCCATGGAATGTGGTGTTACTGGCTATTCATGCAAGGAGACGAGACTTCGCAGGTATCCAATGACGGAGAGTTCATCAGAAACAATATGCAGGATTACAGTTACAAGAACGGATACCATGGAGGTAGCGGACGAAAGCAAAGGAAAATGGAAGAAACGACACTTCCCGTATGCGCTCCATTAATAGACAGCATAACTTATGACTTCCTTTACCAAATGGCCACATCTCCTGTTGTTGATATGTTCATGGGCTATGATGATAACGGTAACGCCAGATGGATGGCCGTAAATGTGTCTGTGGGAAATTTCGTCAAACAGCGGGTATCACTGCAAGACTTTGAAGCGAACATTATATTACCTGAAACTAACGTGCAGAGCTTATGACAGAACAACTACTATTCATAGATAACAAAGCAATGGATATTAATGAAAGTACCAATATCACATTGAATTTTAGAAGTAATATTTTTAGCGATGTAAGCAAGATCACAAGCAACAACACATACTCCATCAAGCTACCTTTGACAGTCAACAACTGTCATGTGATTAATTATGCGCATCTCCCATCCCATTCAGCACAATATGCTCGTATCAACCACAAAGGACGCTATTTGCGCAATGGGATTGAAATCATACCGGACGCCAGCGTCATTCTTATAGAAATATCCGAAACCATAGATATAGCCATGACATGGGGCAATGTTTCTAAATTTGCAGAAATTGTAAATGACAACAAGACATTGCAGGATTTATCGTACGGCAGGACAGAAAACGAAGATTACATCATTTGGAAGAAAGGAGACAATTCGCCCCGAATACCTAAAATTGATTATGGCTTTAAAAATGATGAGCCGGCTGCCTGGTATCACCCTGTGGTTACAGCTATGTGGGTTTTGAACAAAATAGAAGCTGATGCCGATATCACCTTTAAATTCCAAGAACAACACTACGAACTGTTGAAAACTTTAGTTATTCCATTGCTTTCAAGAAATAGCGCACCAAAAGAAATCGAAGCTCGCACTACAACTTTAACAAATGACGGAATATCTCCATATAATATTCCAGGAGGATGGATTCTCAAAATATTCCAATTTGTGGAAAGTGGATCTGACTATTATGTGGCTATAACAAAAGATTCGTCAGGCAAGGTAATCGGATTCAAGCCGCAGAAAGAGAACGTACCCCTTAGAATTATTGGAACTATCAATATAATAGTCAATACTAGCCAGGAACCGCAAAGTTCAGGTGAATATGGTGTTTCTTTCGATATACGGAACAAAGAATCCATAACCAGCAAGTTGAAATTCAGGTGTAATCCGAGTATATCCTTATTACAAGAAAATCAATACAGGTATTCTTTCGCTATAGATGGGGAGTTTAATCCAGGAGATACAGAGGAACTCAGCGCTATACTGTACGATCCTTATGCAGAATTGGGGAATTATACAATAGAAGAAGGAAGCTATGTCAAAATAACGATGCGAGATACTGTCTATTTGAAAGACACTGATGAAGCAAACTCCCGGTTCTATTATGTTCCAAACCTACCTGATATAAAACAGATAGACTTTATCAAAGCTATAGCATCTATTTGTGGAACTTTTGCCATTCCCGGCAATGGAAATATCGTAAGCTTCGTTCCTATTGATACCATCATAGAAAATAAGACCAAAGCTCTGAACTGGACCAAAAGAGTTATCGCCTCATATAGTGCAAACCGTCCTAAAAATATATCTTTCAAAATTGACGGATTCTCTCAAAGGAATGTATACAAATGGAAAAATGACGACAAAAACAAATACAATGGAATCATATACGTTGACGATAAGACTTTGGAATATGAACAGGAAACGCTGACATTGCCTTTCGCAGCGTCTGAAATGAAAGGTGGAATCGCAACTATCCCGATATATTCCTATACATCTGACGGAGCTTTACAATATAACGAAAGTACAGATCCCAGACTACTGGTCCTAAAGAACGACAATACAGCAACTTTTGACGGTCTGGACTGGAACACTATTATTGAAAACAACTACAAATCTTATCAGAAATATATCAGAGAACCTAAGATTATTACCGAGCTGGTAGAAATCAGAGATCATGAATTACGAAACTTGGATATGTCTGTACCTGTTTATCTGGCCCAATATGGAAAATATTACGCAGTCATATCAATAAAAGCAGAGAAAACAGGTATTTGCGAATGTAAACTTTTTCAATTGGATTAATTATGGCAGACAAAGTAGAAAAGATACTTGATATCAAAGTGAATTATAATGAGGCTATCAAAGCTATAGCCGAGTATCAGACAAAAATCGACAAAGCCAAAGAAGCAGAACAGAATTTAAAACAGCAACTGAAAAACGGAGCTATTTCCCGGCAGCAGTACAATGAAGAAATGACGGCATCTAAAGCCTATATCAACGACTGTAATGATTCGATACGTGTTATAACGAAAACAATGCAAAATCAGCTCAAGCAGGAGAAGGCACAAGAAAACAGCCTTGTTTCTCTTCGTGCCCAACTGTCAAACCTAACGGCTGAATACGATGCTTTATCCGAAGCGGAACGAAATGCGGATACAGGCATGAACATAAAAAATAGAATTAATGAGGTTACTGATGCTCTAAAGGGCGCTGAAGAAGAGACACAGCGGTATTACCGAAATGTTGGCAATTACAAGGAAGCTATAATGGAAGCCGCCAATGCCAATATCCCGTTCGTGCAGCAGATAAATGTAATGGTGACCTCCTTGGGTGGAGTAAGAAATTATTTGTCTGAAGTAAAAACAGAAATGCTTACTGTTTCGACCACCACAACCGGCTGGATTAAAGTTTTGAGACTGTTGAAAGTTGCTCTACTTGGAACTGGTATTGGAGTATTAATTGTAGCTTTAGGATCTTTGGTATCATGGTTCACCAAAACACAGAAGGGCGTGGAAGCAGCCAATAAAATAATGGGGGCTCTGGGTGCCACTGTAAATGTCTTAATAGACCGGGCAGGCAAGTTGGGAAGTGCTTTAGTGAATCTGTTTACCGGGAACTTCAAACAGGCGGGGAATGATGCCAAATCCATATTCGCTGGTATCGGTGATGAAATAGTCAATGAAACCAAACAGGCGTGGAAGCTGGCAGAAGTCTTGAATGAGATAGACAAGAGGGAAGTCATGCTGTCCATGTCACGTGCCGCTAACCGAGCTGAAATTGAGAAGCTGAAAAAAGCTGCAGATGACCAAACCCTATCCACACAGGAACGTATTAAAGCTGCGGAAAAAGCTGCGGAAATTGAGAAGAAGGACCTTGCCGTACAGACAGAACTAGCAGAAGCAAGACTGGCTAACACCCTTGGATTTACCGAGATGAACAATGAAGTACGCAAGTTGATGGAGCAGATTAAAGCTGGTGATATTACAGCCGATGAAGTAATAGGAAAACTTGGATTATCAGATAGTACGATAGAAGACCTTAAAGTGTTCCGTGACCAATTCAACGAACTTCAGGAGCTAATGGAAGATAGTTACGGCCGTCAGACAGAGCAGCAAAACACCCTAAACTCTATCCGCCAGGAAGGTGCAGACAAAGCAAAGGAAGCAAAGCAAACAGAACTGGAAGCAGTAAGGGCAGCAGAAGATGCTATGCTTGCCTTAGTGAAAGACAAGAGAGAACAAGCACGGAAAGAGATTGAATTGAACTATTCCCGGCAGATTGAGGATTTGCAAATCAGTTTAAAGCAAGAAGAGAACCTTACCGCCAAGGCTCGTGAAGCCATCAACGCCAAAATAAAGGCTTTGGAACAACAAAAATCTATGGAGCTTAGCAAGTTGTCCGATGAGGAGCTGAAAAAAGAACTGGAGAACCGTTTAAAAATGATATCCCTGCAATTGGAATCGGTCAAGGAAGGCAGCGAGCAGGAGTATCAGTTAAAGATACAACAATTACAAGCACAACAAGAGGCGGAACTTACCAGCACAGAACAGACCGAAGAAATGAAACTGGCCATTAAAGCAAAGTACAATACCAAGATAGACGAACTGGCAACAGTTCATGAGCAGGATATTATCAACAAGCAACAGGAAGCCATGCGCATACGCTTTGAAACGGAAATCGCACAAGCATATGATAACGAAGAGGAAATTCTTCGTATAAGGATGGAACAAAAGAAAGCCGAGCTCGATAGCCTGCAGCAAATGGAAGGTGAAAGTATAGAAGCATTCAATCTTCGCAAGCTGGAAGCACAGAATGCTTATCTGGAATCCAAAAAAGAACTGAGCGATAAGGAGATTGAAATAGAACAAACTAAATATGAAGCAATGGAACAGGTGACAAATGGCCTTGTAGCTCTCACAGAACAAATTGGGGAGTCTGACAGAGGATTTGCTATGGCAAGCAAAATGTTGGCTTTGGCAGAGATCGCCATCAATTCAGGTAAGGCGATCGCAAAAATGGTATCCGCAGAATCAGGGAAAGGTATTCTTGGTATAGCTACAATGGCATCAGGTATTGCAACAATCCTTTCTAACATTGCAAATGCTGTTAAGATAGTAAAAAGTGCTAAATTTGCAGAAGGTGGTTTGGTTACAGGACCGGGGACAGGAACGAGCGACAGTATTCCGGCACAATTGTCGAATGGAGAATCCGTTATAACTGCCAAAGCTACGTCCATGTTCGCCCCTATCCTATCATCCTTCAATATGATGGGTGGAGGTGTACCTATTAATGTAACAGCAACGAATAATCAAACTTTAGGCGAAGATATGCTGGCCAGAGCAGTCGCCAAAGGAATGATGATGGCTCCTGCCCCTGTCGTTTCTGTAGAAGAGTTTACTTCAGTTGCGAATAGAATTAAATACATAGAAGAAAGCGGTAGTTTATGAAAGCATACGAACTATTATATATAAACAGGAACACTCTTAGGATAATGTCTGAAATGTCATTAGATGCATCAGATATTAAATACCTAGAAATGTATAAAGACTACACCCGTCTTACGGCTGAAGGTCATAAAAAGGCATATATCATGCAGTACCTGGCAGATGAATACAGCATTTCAGAAAGGACCATCTATAGAGTCATTGACAGGTTGTCCGTTGACGTTTCAATTCAATAAGGGGGAAGATTATTCTTCCCCCTATTTTTTTACTGACAAAGCGTGTCAGTGCTATTATGTTCTGAAATTCTTATAGCCATATACCGTTTTTTACCTTTGCTTCAAAATAGATTATATATGGCGAAATTATACATCAACAAAGATATTGTTGCGGATAAAGACAAAATGGAAAATTGGTATCTAACTGGTGAAGAGGGATTGTCTTTTCCCGATATTCAAAATTTCCTATCTTGGATAGATCCAAATGACCACGTTATTGATATTGAGATACATTCATGCGGTGGTGATGCCGTTGAAGGGTATGCCATTTATGACGCCTTACGTGCTTCAGGAAAGCAAATCAGCTGTACTGCAGTAGGACGATGTGCATCCATGGCAACCGTGATATTATTGGCCGCTGCAAAAGAAAGACGTTTTGCTTATCCACATGCAAAGTTTCTTATTCACAAGCCTTATATGGCTTCATACGATGGAGATCTTGATCTTGAAACCCTAGAATCAATAAAATCAAACTTGGAGAGTGAAAAAAACAAGATGCTAGCTTTGTATGTAGAACGCACAGGATCGGAAGCCTCAGTTATCGAAGCCCAAATGAATAAAGCCGGTTGGTTTGGTGGTGAAACAGCCAAACAATTAGGTTTTATCACGACCGTTCTTATGCCTACAACTGCCAAAGGGAGAACTTACACATTTAATAACAAAAAAATGAACAAAGAAAAAGAAGTAACAGTGAAGCAGACTATCATAGACAGGCTGCTGGCCAAATGCGGCTATCAAAAAATTGAAGACGTACAGGTCGTATCTATGGAATTGACAAATGCCGAAGGTAACACGCTTACCGTGGAAAGAGATGAAGGTGAACCCCAAGTGGGAGATACAGCAAGTCCCGATGGCGAACATGTCATGCCTGACGGAAAGACTATCATTGTGACAGATGGCGTTATTACAGAAATTAAAGATCCTGATGAATTGGAAGAGGATGAAGTGAGAGCTTTAAAAGCCCGTATAGAAGAGTTGGAAACTGAGAATGCTTCTCTAAAGACGAATGCCCGTACCATTGAGGACAACAAGATTCTGAACGCAGTCCGTATGGCCGGGGGCGAAAACTGGCTGGCAAAACATTGTAGTACTTATAAAGTGTCAGCTCGTACCCAAACGTTCAACAAGGGTATAAAAGGAGTAGAAGAAAATGAAACGCCCATTCAGAGAAAACTTCGTGAAGAAAGAGAAAAAAGAAACAACAAGTAATAAAAGGAGGGGAAATGCCTATTTTAGATTTTGACAAACTTACACCTGATAATCAGGCTGTAAAAGACTTGAAAGACCTTATTCAGTTAACAGTCTTTCAAAACGAGGACATGGAGCGTTTTATGACGTTTATGCCCAATGTGACTAACGGTAAAAAAGCAGGTTTTATCGGTGAAATGGAAGATATCGGAATAGCCGGCTCCGGATGCGACCCTGAATATAAAAAAGTGGCTATCGCTGCCGCCCAAAAGGAATGGGAAATCGGGGATTGGCAAATTCCTTTGGAAATGTGCTATACAGACTTGGAAAACACCATTGCCAAGTACTGCCTTAAAACGGGAACAAATATAGGAGACCTGACATCGACCGAATATATGGACGGTATTGTACTGCCGAAGCTGTCTGAAGCTATGATGAAAATGATGTGGCGTTTTACATGGTTTGGAGATAAATCAGCAGCGTCTGTCACTGGAGGTGGTCAAATCACTGACGGAGTAAACATCGAACTATTTAAAACATGTGACGGTTTTTTCAAACGTCTGTTTGCCATCTGTACCAACAATACCGGACAGCACACTGAAATTGCAGCCAACGCAGAAGAATCATATGCATTACAAAAATCAAAGATGAAAGAAACAGGCATTGCCACATCAATATTCGATGCGATGTTGCAAGATGCCGACAGCCGGATTTTCCAAAAAGACGGATGCGCAATTTTCGCCACCAAGTCAATGTGCGATGCTCTGACTCACGATATGAAAGAAAAGTACAAGGTAATCATGCCCTGGGAAGTTGTATTTGACGGTGTAGAGGTCAGCAAATACGATGGAACAACCATCGTTAAATGTTCCATTTGGGATAGATTTATTCAAGCCTATCAGAACAACAAAACCAAACTTAACTTACCGCATCGTGCTGTTTTATGTTCTCCTGAGAACTTGATGTATGGATGTGAGGGCACCGAACCGATGTCGGACTTGGATATCTGGTTTGATAAGAAAGCCCGCAAGAACTACATTTATTCAACAGGAAAATTAGGTTCCATGATTGGCGAAGATGAGTTGGTACAGGTAGCATACTAACGAAAAAGAGCAAATATGGCAATATGTGATATAACAATCAAAAAGGACATCGCACCATCGTGCGATGATCCTATCGTTCCCGGGCTGGAACAGGAAGGTGTGATAATGAATCGCGCAGACGTGGATTTCGGTGCGGTTACATTCAACGCAACCCGTAAGAATGTGATCGAAACTCTTGCACTGAAAACAGGTAAAAAAGGTTACAAGGTACAGGTATTCGGTGCAACCCCCTTTACTGGTACCAATACAACCTTGGCAACAGGAACCTATCGTAACACGTTTACTAACATAGTGAACATGGTTGTATTAGCAAATGACCCCGATGTATGCAATGACATTATTGACGGGCTTGCTAACGGTGATTTTGTCGTTGTATTGGAAAATAAAGCCAAAGGGTTAAATAAAACCGAAAATCCGGGAGATTCAGCTTTCCAGGTTTACGGTTACTACCAAGGTTTGAAAGCCGCAGAGATCGGCAATGACAAGTATTCCGAAGAAACGGAAGGGGGATGGAATATCTCTTTGCAAGAAACCAAGGTTCCCAAATCAGCATTATTCTTGTACAAAACATCTTACGATGCGACAAAAACGCTTGTTGAAACACTGACAAAACCAGCTGAATGATTATGGAGTTAGAAGAAGTGGTTGATAAATTAAAGGAGCTAGGAGATCTTCCCTCCTACTCCTCTTCTGATAAATCGGAGATAGAAAGATTGTACAAGGAAGTATTAGGAAAAGAATTCACCAAGACATCGTGTAACGACTGCTATCGCGATGCTGTAATCGAAATGACTGTTTACATCAAAAAGAATAACCGTATGAAAGAAAAATGTAATTATATATTAAAGAATGGTGTCCTGCTTCAACCGGAGTTCGGAAGCAATAAAATGTACACTAATGACAACCTCACTGATGAAGTTGCTGAAAAGTACCTTGCCAAAAATCCAAAAGGTGAAATTTATTTCGCCCATATACCTACGGACTGGAAAGAACGTGTTAACAAATGTGGATACAATCAAAGCCTGCTTGATTCAATGGTAGAATCATTACAAGACGGAGTTTCTGAAGAATCCGTGGCTGACACGTTGAAAGATTTCCAAATCAACGGCAAGAAAATCAGTAAAAAAATTCTGAATCTGCATCTAAGCAAGGCCATTGAAATTGTGAACGCAATGAATGGAGAAGGCGAAGATAAAGTTGAATAAAAGAAATAAAGGACGAACGTAAACCTCGCGAATATGAGAGTAAGAGATTTAAAAAAGAAAAGCAGTAACCGCATTGATACAAGCTATTTACAAAATCTAGGAATTCAAGCCTACGGACAGGACAACCTATATCCGCAGACATTAAAGAATATCATTGCTGCAAGCTCTACTGCATCTGAATGCTCAGACCGTTTCGCTGACTTCATTGAAGGAAACGGATTCCGTGAGGTTGCTTTTTCCAAATATGTAGTCAATCGAAAAGGTGACACATTGGATGATGTGCACATGTTACTATGTAAAGACATGTCCGAACTCAATGGAATAGCAATCCATGTTAACTACAATGTTTTCTGTGAGATAGTGGAGATGCAGCACGTACCATTTGAAAATTGCCGTCTGACAGAAGAAGATGAAAACGGTTATGTGGCAAAAATAGCAGTACATCCAGACTGGAGCGGAAAGAAGACACGTAAAGGGAAAGCTCTGCAGGTCAAGAAAGAAAACATCGACTATATAGATGTTTTTAACCCTCAAAAAGATGTTATACTGGCTCAAATAGAAGCAGCCGGAGGCATTGAATACTACAAAGGTCAAATCCTATGGGTGTCAATGGCCGGGAAAAATACTTATCCTGTCGGGAAAGGTGACCGGGTGGCTACAGAAATGAGTACCGATGAAGGGCTGTCCAATGTCAAGTACAGAAATGTACGAAATAATTTCTTCCCTGGCGCTATGGTATTCACCAAAAAGGGATCGAACATAACCTTTGACGAAGAAGGCAACGAAGTGAAAGATACAGACGATGACGACAGTTTCTCAAATACACTCATCCAGTTGCAAGGTGATACGAATGCAGGAAAGATTATGGAAGTTACTTTAGAAAGCGATGAGGAAAAACCTGAAATAATAAATCTGAACTCACAAAATTACGACAAAGAATTTACCGTTACTGACGCAAGTGTGGTTGAACGTATTTATTCAGCTTATGGCCAAGAGCCATGGTATTGCATCCGTATTGGTAAAGTCGGATTCTCAGGCGATATTTTGGAAGATGCTTTCGAGTATTACAATTCTATCGTAAGCAAGCAACAACGCTTAATAGAGCGTACCTTTAGCCGTATATTCAGCTATTGGTATGAAGTAGTCAACCCCTCTAATGATTATAGTGTGGAACCATTAAAGTATGTACGAAATGCAGCAGTATCTAATAACAACAGATGAGGTATCGGCTTTGTCTCGCGGAATGTCTGTACATCTCGATCCTGACAAGATAGAAACCTACATCCGTGAGTCGGAGAATATCTACATCAAATCAGCGTTGGGAGACGAACTGTTCCTTGACGTGAAAAAAAATCCTGAAAAATACCAGCTACTGCTTGACGGAGGTACTTATGAAACTAAATGTAAAAAGAAGATAATCATCACTGGACTTCGCGTAGCTTTGGCTTATTATACCTATGCCTGTATTGTCAAAAATGGAGATGGGAATGTATCCCGTTTTGGCTTCGTGAACAAGGAAGGTGAATATAGCAGTCATACAGTATTCAAGGAAAAGATGATGGTGTATAGCGATGCATGTAGCATAGCTGACCGCTACCTGAAAGAATGCGTGCTTTACCTAAAAGAATGCGGTATGCCACTTTATAACGGTGAAGGGAAATTAAAATCTAATAGAACTGTTTTTCGTGTAATAGGAGAATGAGCGATTCTGTTGATATATTAAAGAAACTGGCTCTTCAAGTAAGAAACGCATCTACAGAAGGAGAGAATACAGCTGAAAGAATTGGGCGCATATTTATCGGGATTCTAGAAAACATGGATAATTCTGATATAGAAAAGCTCACCAAATACTTTTTGCGCAAAGATAAGGAGGATTCTACGAATTTCCTGCTATCCTTGCTAGGCGGAGTATTGATTAAGAATTATGCCAAGTTCGGTGACTTTATCCCCGGCGTTTCCGGAGGTTACATCGGTGAGGACGCCCGTGCCGAGCTGGAGGCTTTGGTCCTGCGCAGCTCTCTGAGTGTACCAGAACTTCGTTTCAACCGTCAGACCTATTTTGAAGGATATAATACTATAAGTCCCGGCGGAGGGCTGAAGATAAAAAGCTTTGTCGCCAATAGTGACGGCAGCTATACTGTCATCCCTGATCTGGAGGATGGTGTACCGCTGGGACAGAAGCCGGACGATATCCTCCTAGGCTTCTGGCATGACAAAAGCGTCACTACCGGTGACTTTATTGGTTTCCGGAAAATACAGTACCGTATCACTTCCGCAGATTACGACGAGAAGACATTCGTGATGGTTCCGCGTCCCGGATATGAGTTCGTTCCCCATAACGAGATGCGTCTCGGACAGACGGGGAACTTCACCGACAAGGAGCGTCAGACTTATATCATCATAGACGTGCGTGACGGTAACTGCTGCATCACCCTTGTTGACAATGCCAACACCTGGGACCCGGAGCCGGCACAGATGAAGAGCTGGTTCGGCAAGAAGAAGGGTATGACCATCAACGGGATCAACTGCGACAGGTTCTCGGCAGTATTGCAGGATATCATCATGACGGGATTGATTTTTCAAATTGATGAAATTACCGGTAGCACAGTCCGCGTTCCTATCGACTTCCCTAGCTGGGAGCCGGGCAGGAAGTATGCGTATTATTCCCGTGTGCCCCATAACGGTTCCACATGGTTGTGCGTCAATGACAAGGGCACTACTTCCGAGCCATCCGAAAACAATCCGGACTGGCTTGTATCAGCCGCCAAAGGTGACAAGGGTGATCCGGGACTGTCTGTAATAGGTGGCGGTCATTGGGAATCCTCTAAGACCCCATACGAGGTCAATACCATGGTCACTTTGGCGGGCTGTGTTTTTATCTCCAAGGTGAAAACATCCAATCCTCCGATTAAAATTGCAAGGTTCAGGAACGGCAATTATCGAAAGAAAAAGGATGGCGGTTATATCCTTGCCGGGAAATCAGCCGACTGGACCGTGCATGAAGACTGGGAGATGCTGCTGGACGGTCGTGAACTTAAAGGTGAGAGTATCACCTTCTTGGGTGAGTTCGCATCCCATCCGTCCAATCCCAAGGAGGGTGACAGCTACCGAAATACGGCTGACCATTGTACTTACATATACCGGAATGGTTTGTGGATGGTCATGGTCAAAGACGGGACTGACGGTAAGGACGGCAAAGGTTACGAGTGGATCTACACCCGTACCAACATCATCGGCCTTACCCCTGACAAGCCGGATTCGAAGCAGCAGGATGATTATATACCGGAAGGCTGGACAGATGATTTTCTTGGCGTGGATGCAGACCATCAGGTGGAATGGGCGTGCAAACGTGTGAAGCGTGATGGAGTATGGAGTGAATGGAGCACTCCGGCCCCTGTGCACCGTTGGAGTAAGGACGGGGAGTCGAATATCATGGCCGACCTTGACAATGAGATGGTGAGCGTCGCTCTTACCAGTACCGGTGTTACTACTTCCGCACAGTCATGGACTACCCATGTATCCATGTGGTACGGTACCGAGAAACTCACCCTTGAGACTTTAACAGTCAGCACGCCTGCCGGTTTCACGGCAAGCACAAGCAAGGCCACCGGAGCGGTGGCGATATCCGTCGCTGCCGGAAAGTCGGTTCCGGAACAGAATACGGTCACCATCACACTGGCTGCAATGAAGAACGGGCAGCTCTATACCCGTGAACTGACTTTCAAGATAACCGGTGTCCGTGGCGGGGCGGACGGTTCCGATGCGGTAATTTATAGCCTTGTCACTTCGGCCACGATGGTCAGCAAGAACAAGAACGGCGGTTACAGTGTAGCTTCGGTATCCTGCCGGCGTATGAAGACAGTCGGTGCGGTCACTACGGCCACAACGGACGGGGAGTTGAAGTACAGTCGTGACGGTGCGGCCGAGGTTCCCATCGGTGATGGTGTCGGGGTGGCTTCCGGTAATTTTACCAGTAGCTTGAAGTTCGTGTTCTACGTGAACGGTCAGGCGGTTGATGTCGAGACTGTCCCGATGGTTGTGGACGGCAGTGACGGAAAGGATGGTGAGAGCATCACAGCAGCCGGTCATTGGGAATCCGCCAATACTCCGTATGCCAAGAACAGTACAGTATCGTTTGCCGGAGGATCTTACTTAAGCAAGGTTGAAACCTCCAACCCTCCGATTAAAATCGCCAAGTTCAGAAACGGCAGACTCCGCAGGAAAAGAGACGGCGGATACATCCTCGCCGGCAGATCTGCGAACCGGACGGTACATGCGGACTGGCAGGAGATGGTTGCTCCCGTCGGACCGTCGGCATCCTACTGGCTGGACAGTCCTGTCAGCGTGATCAACTTCACTTCAACAGGCACGCCATCCCCGTCTGGATTCCTTGTCACTTGCAAACAGAATGTGGCAGGCAATGTAAGCACGTGCAGCACGCTTTATCTGGCAGCCCGCAAATACAACGGAAGCTGGCTGGCTCATGTAGGTGCGACACTGAACAGCCAGATATCCGTACCTGCGACAGCCGGATACACCCAGTTTGCCGTCCGGGCTTATAAATCCGCATCTGACGCGAACGCATGGAATAATAATTTTGTCGCTGAAAAAGGGGTGGGTGTAGCTAATGATGGTGCCATAGGAGCAACCGGAGCAACAGGGGCGTTTCCCCGTGACAGAGGTGTATTCGCATCAGGACAGACTTATGTCTGGAATGCGGATTACCGGGATAAGGTCATATATCTGATAGGGGGAGTTTATTATAATTTCCTTGTAAAGAATTACGGTGCTTCCGTTACCGATGCACCCACATCTGTCAACGGTGATTCCAATTGGGAAGCCATGCAGAAGTTTGTGAATATCGCTACTGACACCCTGTTTGCCGATGGTGCGAATGTAGCCGGCTTCATGTTCAAAGACAAGGTTCTCAAGTCTTTTAATGACAAAGGTGAAACTCTTCTTATCAACGGTGAAACCGGGTATTTTAAATGCAAATTAGCAGAGATTACAGGAACAATCACGGCGGATAAAGGACGTATTGGCCCGTTCTCCATCATTTCGGGGGTATTGTCCTCAAAGATCCTTTATGAAAATGAAACAAATAAATACGTCGGTTTCAATTTGTCTGCCGGACAAATTGAGTTTTATAACGAAAGGACATTTGCAAACGTAAGAATCGGGGGAAACACGCAGTTTGTCACCATTGAAGGGATTAAGTATGATGCTGGAATTGACATACAGAGTCCAAATGCCATGATCGGAATGCACATCAAGACTCCGAGCATTCCTCTATTCGTGGAGGGAGGTAACATTTTCCTTCATCCGAACAATGACAGCTATGTTTCTCTTCGTGGCATAGTTGGCAACTGGAGGAATATCTCTGTTAAAGCTTCATTGAACAACAACGATGATAATGTGATGTTTATTAATAGAGACAATATAGAAGTGACGCTTCCTCCGGATGTTCCGGGACATACTATATACTTCAAACGTATGAGCGGCGGAGTAAGATTGACAGGAGGACGGATCCTGCCTGCTCCCGGAGGACAGGAGGTGTCTTATATTGATTTGGATTTTGCATCCGGCTTCATTAAGTGTATGGGTAATTATTGGGTTATGTTTTATTGCGGATAATTTAAATATAAAGTATGAGAATAAATTTTGCACAATTCCCTATTTATGATGGGATTAAAAAAGAAAAGCTTATAGCCAGTAACATCACTGAGGCCTTCGGTGACTGGATATATAAGAACGTAGCGGGCTTGAAGGCGCATCTCCTTGCTGAGAAGATATTCAAATCTACTGCTGAAGGTGTCGAGATTGACGAAGAAGAGGTGGATATCATAAGACGCTCCACCTCCATGCTGCCCGGTCTGCTGGCGGACTCACTGAATGATTATCTGGATAAAAAGAAGGAGTAGTATGAAAGAATTATGGCAATTAATCAAGATGCTGTTCTCAAGCAAGCCGGGTGATTTTGATACTCCTGAGCTACTTCCCATGAAGCATTATCCTTTCAAGGGATACCGTTTCATGATGTGGTGCGGACGGATGATATACCGTGCCGAGAACAAGGAGAACATAGATAGGTATATGCAGACCTATGCGGGTAAGGAGAGTATGACGCACGAAACCATACACCTGCGTCAGGCACAGGTTATCGGCTCATGGGTAAAATACTACTGGCGGTATTTTGTCGAGTGGATCAAGGGAAACCCTATCTGCCATCCTGCGAGCTCGGCATATTATACTATAAAATACGAAATGGAGGCGTATGCCAACGAGGGCAATCCGGATTATCCCGTGAACTATGACGGGAACAACCTTTCCCGTTATAAGATAAAAAGTGGCAGGAAGAAGCTGTACAAATCGGTTGGCGGCACTTCAAAAGCGTGGAAAACTTATATAAGAACTTTATAAAATTGATATTATGAGTGATTTGAATTTAGAAAATATAGTTGGCTTTAAAGCTGTGGATAAAAACGGCAACGAACGACAGGTGACCGTCGATGAGATGACAGAATTAGTTTCCGCACGGATTGTTTCCGCTGCATCAGAAATATCAACATTTGCTGCCGCTGCGGCAGCCGGAACAGATGAGTTTGAGGACCAGTTGCCCCAGTCCGACACCTTCTCTTGGCTTCGTACTTTGGACGGTTCCAAGAACCCAACTTTAACATCTTCTTCGGCTGCCGCGAAAGTCCTGGGAGAACTGATTGGAACCGCAAGTGCTGAAAAGGATGGTTTGATGGGGAAAGAATACACTATTAGATATATATATAATGCAGGTCTTAGTATAAGCTATGATGTAAATGGGACTAGTTTTTATTCCACTACTTCACTCATTGAGCTATTTCTTTATTCAACTGGCTCTGTGGCGTATTATAGAATACTTGCAACACCAAACAAAAATATAATAATTAGATATTTAGGAAATAATGATTGTGATTTCAAATTGAACGGTAATATATTGTATGTGTTGCCACGACACACTGACATAACTATAAAGTACAAAATTGGATTATATAGGAATGATATTCCCGATTTTGCCACTATATCCATTTCTGATTTTGCGAATATTACAGGTAATATTATTACACCTACAGCCGGGTAGCACTGACCTGGGAGAACTGATGAATAGTTTGGGGTTATTCCCATTTATGTTTAGAGGGATAATGACAAATAGGAGTTATAATGATTTGATCAAAACTGGCTACTATAAGATACAAGACAACATGATTGATGGACCTAGCACTTATTGGGGAACACTTGTCGTTTTTAATGACAGTGATCAAATAACACAAGTGTTCTATCCAAACATAGACAGCGCAGAAATATCCACTAGAAAAGGTAGTATTAATAATTTTGCAAAGTCAGCGTGGAGAAGCATTTCTTTTACATAAATTCGCTTTAAAATCAGAGCTGGGAGGACTGATAGGGATAAATGATTCGTGGTTTAGGAGTAGAATTCCTATATTTAAAGGAGATGTTGAAACGTTAGTAGTATCAGGAATATATGGAATAACACCTGAGTCTATTAACAATCCTATAAATGGCTATGGAATTTTATCCGTATTTTCGGTTGGAAACGAATCACGGGTTATGTACTTACTAATATCAGTAAATGGAGCGACATTTATTAGGGTGAAGTATGATAATAGTGATAGTAAGTGGAAAAAATTAAGTTTGGCTTCCTAGACTAAATTTGCTCTAGAAGTAATTGGCGAACCGTATCTTTGACATGGATTAAAACGGGTGGTCCGGTACAAGCCGGTGCCACCCGTTTTTTTATGTCAAAAATCAAGATTAATAGCATCACTTGGAATTGATTCCACTGTTTCTAAAGAGGAACTGTATAGTTGGGTCATCGGGGCAAATAAGATATTAGCATATTGAGCCATTTCAACAAATAATGATATTGAGTTTGTTTCCTGTATGTAGGAAATCGATGATATATATCCTTTTACTCCATTAATGAGCTTACAAAAAACTTTGGTTTCGTTCCATATCATCACAGAAACAGCTATTGTAGAAACAGAACCACTAGTGCTACCTACATATAGAAAACCATTAACCCATTCACCGGGTGAACTTATATTACATTTTAAACGACAATGCAAATTATTGATTTTAGCAATATTTCTGCACACTTGATTTTTGGGCATTAGTCCATCTTTTGTCGGTGTTGTAACACCAATCAGTCCTCCCAGAAGGGAGTTTAAAGCTCCGTTCCGTTAAATTTTCTCCATTTAAACCAGTCAGTAAATCATAATGCGTTGATTGGTATATCTACTAAATCAGATTCGGTCGGCTCTGAAGAAATTTGGGAAAATCCTGTCACTTCTCTACCAACACTGTTAAGTAGCCTCTGCAATGCTATCGGATCCCCAGTTGTGTTATAAATATAAATATTTTTAGTTGATGCACTATATTTAATCTTAACAGTACCTACACGAGATAAAGCTTTTGCACAACTGCCACCTGTTATGTTTATATGAGCAATAATAAATGTATTAGCTGCATTCTCGTAAGTTGATATTGTACAAGTAAATGGTCTATATATACTTCCCAAACTGACCTTAACACCATACTGAAAAGACAAAACCCCTCCGGCATAATAAGGCACCAATCCGTTTTTGCTAGCCGTAGCCGTACCAATCAGTCCTCCCAGTGCTACCGTTTTGCAAGTTCGTTTGTACGAATAGTAGTAATCAAATATCTTTTGTAAGATTGACTTTATACCATTTTCTACTATTATCTCCTCTTGCAAAAATAGAAAAAGTTGATCCTGTATACTCTGTAACTATTTGAGTTTTACTACCATCGGACAATACAATCAGATTACCCCATGATTGCGAAAATGGCGCATTGGCATATTCCCCACTAAGATTATATATTCCAGCTCCGCCAATCGTATTTAAATCAGTACCGGGCTCTATACCCCCTTTTATCGGGAAAAACTTCATCAGTCCTCCCAGAAGTAGTTATCTGAGATCTTATATGTAATAAAACACAAAAGTTCCATAGTTAATGGCTGTTAGATTCTTTATTAAAATGTTACCGTTGTCAGACTCTTTATAAATAGCTATTTTCCCACTATTAGAAGATTTATTGGTTGTAAAATAATTATCGATATTCTGTGTTATTAGCATTATATTAGATGATCCTGAATTGCAAAAAAACACACATGATGCAGATGTTGTATTAATTTTAAAATGTATTAATCCTGTATTCGCACCAGTATCTATTATCTCATTTGCTCCAAGATTCATTTCCTTATATTTTACCAATCTATTTTCCAGCAGTCCTCCCAGCTCTCAACTTATGCTATTATTCTGTTGCAATTTGTTGCCAATTACTCCAAGTTTCTCCACTTTCGGAAGACCGCCTACTATAAATAGTAAAATAATTTAAAGAATATGCTATCTGAACAACATAATACCTCCATGAAATTACAATAAGAACAAACCAGTCTGTAATTGGCAAATTATCTAATCTATTATTTAAAATACCATATACACCGGGTACAATTGCTTTATTTATATCTGACAAAATCTGTTCCCTTTCCATGAATGGAAACAGCTTCAAACTATTCATCAGTTCTCCCAGTGCTACCGTTTTGCAAGTTCGTTTGTACGAATAGTAGTA